ATTAGCACCTGCACCTGAAATACCAAGTACATCACCAACAGCATAGCCAGTTCCTGGATTTGCAATAGTTACACTTGTGATTGCTCCAGAACCTGAAGCAGCTGTTACCGTTGCTGTTGCACCACTACCACTACCACCTGTAAGTGTTACGTTGTATGATGGTGGAAAATTATTATAGCCACTACCGCCTACAAGATTGCTTAGTGTTGCAATTTCACCAGCTGGTGTAGGGGTAAATGCTGATGCTACGAGATTTCCAAGTGTCAAAATTGCATTTCCACCAGATGACTGATTCATTACAAGAATGTGATCACCTTTTACTGGTGTATATCCATCTACCGTCAATGCTGACCCCGATCCTGTGATCGTATCTTGATATGGTGCTGCGCCAGGTGCGAATGTTCCACCTAGATCTGATGTTGTTGCCGCCGCTGCTGCATGCTTCCAAAATATTTGATTTGGTGCTAATACTGTCATTAAAATCTCCTGTTAGAGTTGTTGATGTTAATATTTAGGGTATTTTTACCCTAACATAATATAGTGACGTAATCGATTGATATGTGTAATATATTTCTGGCATAAAAAGAAACCTGCCGAAGCAGGTTTCTTTATTTCTTCTTTCGAAGCAGCTTACCTTACGTCAAGTCAAGAGCTGATACAGAAATTTTTCCGTAATAGTCAGCTGAATTTCCGAGTGAGGTCTGGGCTTGTGTGAATACGCACTTACCGTAACGTGTCATCAAGCTTACGACTGGCTGGAATGTTACTGGGTTAACAATAACACCTGAGCTCATCAATGGAATGTATGGGCAGTAGAAGTATCCACTGTCTGTTTCACCATTGCCGCCCTTGTAGCCAATCAAAATTACATCGTTAACTGGAACGATAGCTGCTGGGTTTGACATGTCAACACCGGCACCTGCCTGATTCCATAGGTAGCTGTATACCTTGATTGTACCGTTCAAAGTACCAACCAACATTGTGTTGTTTGGACCCTTGAATGAACCTTCGATTGCTGGAGCGAAAACGCTCTTTGCTGCGCTCTGTAGAACAGAAACGATCAAAGGAGATACAACGACGAAGTTACCTGCGCCACGACGTGTCTTACGAGCAATTTCATTTGCAACGCGGTTGATCAAAACACCAAGATTTGCAAGACGATCGCCGATGAAGGCTGGCTTGTAATTACCTGTTGTATTGTTTGCACCATAAACGCCTGCGCCACGACCGTCGAACGTGTCGACTGTACCTGCGAGAGCGATCAAGTCTGCAATAATTTCCTGATCAATTTCTTGAACGATTTCAGCTGATAGAGCCTGTGTCATTTCTGACTCAAGATCCAAACCATGCTGACTGTTCAAGTCCTGCATTGCTTCAATTGTCCAACCAGCCTGTAGCTTACGTGAACCAGCTTCAACAGCCTGGCTTACGATATCAAGTGTCATCTTACGACCACCTGAACCTTCTAGGTATGAACCTGAACCACCGAACAATGAACCTGCAACTGTGTTACCGATTGCATCTGGACCGAATGGACCAAATCCGTGCTGACCTTCAGTCCATGGGAATGAAGAGTTGGTTGTTGCGTATGCTGGAACAGCTGATGGCCAAGCATCACCTGTACCACCGCCACCAGCTGCACCGCCAGTGATGTTGGTTGTGGTGTCGCCGGCATCAACGATACCTGAAGCACCTGCCAACTGTGGATCTGCTGTACCTGCTACTGCACCTGCACCAGATGAATACCATGAACGGATTGGTGTACCGGATGAACCGTTACCATTACCAAAAGTTTCATCTCCTGCGTTAATTGCACCTGGTAGGTTGAATGGGTTGCGTGCTGTTGGAGCAACACCTGCAACGTTTTCGCCGTAGCGGTAACGTAGAGTGTATACTAGACCAACTGGACCGCTCATTGGCTGTACGCCTACGAGTTCAGTTGCAATTGTACCTGGGATAATACGACGGATCATTGGAATCAAAATCTTACGGAAACCTGCGATGTCGTTTGCTTGGATCGAACCTGCTGCTGCAGTTTCAGACAAAAGCTGATTCTTTTGGTTTTCCAAAAGTGGACCAACAACTGCCTGCTTGCTTGGGGTTAGACCTTCGAGTAGAGCAGCTTTTGTTTCTGCCCAATTTTCAAAAATGTCATTCATTGAGAACTCCTATTAAATGTTCAAAAAAGGTTAATTAATACCGGCGATGCGACGTAGACGAGCCATTGCCTCTGGGCTTGATCTCATCGTTGTAACATCACTCTCGTTTACTACTTCTGTATCACCAGTAACAGCGACCGTCTTTGCTTCCGCAACGACTCTCTTTGTTTCTGGCTTCTTTGAAGCACCTTCAGCAAGTACTGGCTTTTCCTTCTCTGAACCTGTGTCTTCACTCTCACGGATAACACGACCAATAAAGGTCTTGTATGCTTCATCAAGTTGCTCCGTATCAACATTCTTGAGGATGGCTTCCATCACGTCGCGTGAACGACCTGTTAGAGGTGCCAAAACTTCCTTGAGCTTCTTCTCGCGCATCATCTTGCCGCGCTTCTTCTCGCTCTCTTCAAGCTGCTTTGCTGTTTCCTCGAGACGCTTCTCAAGTTCACCAACAGTAGCTTCCTTATCATCTGTATCAGCAAAACGCATAAACTCTTCTGAGAATGCTTCGAAGATGCGACGACCAAATTCGTTCTTCTTAACGACTTGTAGGTCTTCACGAAGTTCTTCGACTTCTGCTGCAATGCGAATCTCCAAGAATGAATCGATCTTCTCGACTAGTTCCTTAAGGTCGCTCTTTAATTCGTTTGCCATTTCAGCCTTTGCCTCGACCAACTTTTCTGCATGTTCTGCTTCAAGGTCGCGGAAACGCTCAATGTCCTGCTTCAATTCACCAAGTTCTGCATCGAGGAAATCACCAACTTTTGTGTCGATTGCTTCTACGAGTGCATCACGTTCTGTAATCCATTGTTCTGTCAATGCTGCCTTTGTGTCAGCTGCGGCGGATGCCTTTGCAAGATCAACGGCTTCGTCCAACTGCTTCTTGAATGCAGCTTCAAGCTCTGCCTTTACTTCTGGCGAGAGAACTTCTGCTTCAAGTAGTTTCTTTAGAACTTCATCCATTGTTAAACTCCTAACTCTTTATGTTGAGCTGTTGAAAACCGACAGCTAATGTCAATGTCAATACTTATTTATAATCAATGAGTTATGCGTGTTAAAACTTTAGGGAGACAGCAAAAATCTCTACTAAAATCAGGCGGTTATAACGCCTTGAAAATTTGAGTTTTTCTTACTTCTTTGAAAATATTTGACTAACAGCTTTCAAAATTTCCTTTTGAAGATACTTCTGTGCTGCTGTGTCATGAACGACAGATTCTGCAAGACTCATGATTTGCTTAGACTCGTAAACTGCATTTGGATATGCATTTGGAGCTGATGGTTGAGCAACAATATCAACAGTGACGAACTGGAAGCCAGTTACGCCACCTGATTCATTTACGGTACCTGCCCCACGTGAAGAAACTCCTGGTTGGAAACCAGCACGAATAAGTTCTCTTGCAATATTGCCCATTGGGGTATTAACGAGCTTTGCACGACCTGTTACGTTGTTTCCTTCCATCTTCAATTCTGTGATAACGTGGGATACGCGATCAAGATTGATTGTTAGAGTTTGTGGATGATCAAGTTCTCCAAGCAAGCCATGTTGTTCTTTAATGCGCTGCTCTGCTGTCTTAACAGCAGTTGCAAGTTCATTAATTGGATACAAACGACCGTTGCGGTTCTTGATAGAACCTTGCATAAAAATGCCGGAAAGCCACATGTCCCTACCATCTTGAGATGCCTCTGTAATAAGATGACATTCTTCTGGTACTAACTGTTCGATCAATAACTGTGCCTTTGGCATTTTTATTCCTTAACCATTCTTACGTGCTGGAGAAGAAGAGAACTTTGTTGCACCCTTCTGCTTGCGGTTAAGATCCTTAGCTGCATTGGTGTGTGCACCCTTCATCGTTGGTGTTGCTTCTGTTGAATTTGACTTCTTGGAACCTGAACCTGATGACTTCTCAAAGTTTACCTTTCCCTTTACCTTACGGCTTAGTTCTGGTGCTGCATTGTTATGAGCCTTCTTGAAAGGAGGAGTTGATCCAGTTGAATTTGACTTCTTTGTGCCTGATCCAGCTGTCTTCTCGTAGTTAACCTTACCCTTTACCTTACGATCAAGGTGTGGAGCTGCATTGGTCATATAATGACCTTTCTTAGCCATTGTTAGGTTTCCTTCAAACATGCCACCGCCCTCTTCAGCGCCGTGTTCTTCATGTTCGTCATCGCTGCCCATTTCATCTTCGTGCTCATCATCGCACTCACATGGGTGTGCACCACAGTGTTCGCATTCCTCGCCACCTTCTTCGTGCTCGTCGCCTTCCTCGTCATCATGACGATCAGCAACCATATCATCTTCGTGATCGCCTTCCATATCCTCTTCACCGAGAACCTGGCGGGTCTTAACTTGAAGATAATCATGAAGCGCAGATGCAGCAGTCTTTGAATCGCTGTTGATCAAGGCTTCAACCATTTCGTGTAGTTTCTTTTTTGCGCCAATCATATCCCATACTTCCTTTTGCTTACCTTTCCAATCTTTCTTCGATGCAGCGTGTGTACGCTTATCGTAATCTTTTGATCCACGTGCCATAAATTACCCCTCGTTATCCTCAACATTCTGAACTGGCAATTCTGTTATCTCTGGTTTAAGGACAGTTGCGACCTTATCTTTGAGATAAGCATGAAATATTGTTTGTGCTTGTTCAGGCTTATTGTTAATTAAATTATCAAGCATGTCCTTCAATTTTGTTATGTCGGTCATGTCTCTACTCCTGTATTTATAAAGTTATAGTATTTAGGTGTTAAATTTGTCCGCCTGCAGGAGGTGCGCCGCCACCAGCAGCTGGTCCGCCTGCTCCTGCACCTTCAGCACCTGGCATTCCACCCTCTGCTCCAGGCATTCCTTCCATTCCAGGCATTCCTGTATTTCCGGAGCTCATTCCCATTGGTGCGCCGCCTAAGCCTCCACCCATTGGTCCTCCTTCCATAGGTGCAGCATAGAGTTGGGTAATGTCATTATCGTTAGGATTTAGACCCTTTTCTTCACGCAACATTCTTTCGTTTAAGATGATCTCATCCTCTGAAAGTTGTAGGTATTTCTTCAAAATGAACCGCTTGGACATGTATGTAATACCATCTGCAGTTCCGTATGCAGAAAGCAATTGGCTATCAATTTCAAGTTGCTTGTACTTACCAAAGTTAGATGGCTCTGGTAGACGAATCTCATACATGGTTTCGTCAATTTGAATACCACAAACACGAAGGTAGAGCTTAAACTCTTTGTCAATCTCTGCTGCAAGGGCAGCTTGTAGACGCATAACAAACAAACAAAAACGAAGTTCCTGAATATATGCAACACCTACCTTTCCATCATTCCAAATTTGTCCACCATCTTGCTGTTCAATCATATATGAAGCTGGAACTCTAAGTCCGCGCCATACCTTTCGTTGAAAGTATTCCAAGTCGGCAAGCTCACCAAGACCTTGACCACCTGGTAGCGTTTCAACCTTGCTACCACGACCATCAGGACGTGATGCAAAGAAGAAATCTTCACTCATTGATTGTGGATTGTAGACAGAGTCAACTTCCATCTGTCCACCATTAATAGATGGAACTTTCTTTTGACGGATTTCATTCTTAACTTGTTCAAGGTATGCCTTAACACGTTGTGGAGGCATCTTACCTACGTCAATATAAAATACACGACGTTCAGGAGCACGTTGAATACGGTAAATCAATACAGAGTCTTCAAGAAGCTCTTTTTGTTTATGGCTGCGATAAACTGGGCGTAAAACAGATTCACCAAATGGTGCTGTATCACTCATATCGTTGTTCAATGTGAAGCGAACAATTTCATCTGCAGGAACAATTTCTGTTTGGTATTGAGTATCTTGTTTAGCGCCAAGAGGCATTGAATAGCCACCAGTTCTTGGCTTAGTAATGTCTACCTTAATCTGCCATGCAATAACTTTTGTTGCATCCTTTTCATCTACGAGAACAGCAACAACATTTTTAGGGTGAATAAACTTCCAACGTTCGTGCTTTGTTGGCTTACGAAAAAATACATCTCCATACTTAATCATTAAGCGACCAACGTGGAATAAACGATTATCCCAATCATGGATCTCTGCCCAACGACGTAATGCTGCACGAACCGTAACGACAGTTTGGGATGCTACTGGATCTTCTTCGTTTGTTAAAATTTGTACTTCAAATGGTAGGTGAGAATTTGGATTACCTTCACCAGTCATTTCTTCAGCAATAGTATCAAGTGCGCGAGAAACTTCAACATCATTGTCCATGAGATCATACTCACGATAACGTGTCATTCTCGATGCAGAGCCTTGAATTAATCTTTGGTACCAGGTATAGTTGTTATATGCACCAACATCAGCCATTTCCTGGCTGTCAGTCATCTTTGTAGTAGACTGAGCTGGACTTACAACTTTAAAATAACCTTGCCACTTACTATTTGCCATGTAAACTTCCGATTGGGTTGTTATTCTATTTATTGATTAAAAAATCAGGGATGTTAAGTATGTGATGGAATTGCTGGACGCGTATCTTTCTTCTCTACCCACTTTTTTGTAACTTCAATATGTTCATCAGTTTGAGCGGCAGCTTGATCATTACCCTTCTTTGTTTCCGCTAGTTGATCTTTCGTTGCTTTTAAGTGCTTTTCTTGGAGATCTGTCAATCTTTTAATTTCATCGTTTAGTTTTTTCATTTCAGCAACAACTGCTGGATCCTTTTGGTCTTTTAAACTATCTTCGGCAAGTTTTTGTTTATCCTGTCCAATTAAATTATTTCTATAAGTATCAACATTAAAGACCTGTCCAGCATTTGGATCATATTTTTTTGATAGACTATCAGCAATACTTTCGCTTAAATCTCTACCACCCCACAATTCAGGAATTTGATTAACGAGAGTTCCAAGAGCATATCCAGCAGCACCAGCAGCTGCAGTTGCAGCTGCTGCAGTTGCAACTGTTGCTAATCCACCAGTACCTATAGCGCCTAGTCCTGTACTACCTAACCCAGCTTCACCAGCTAATCCTGCAGGACCAAGCTTTATGAGGTTTTTTAATCCGCTTAATATTTGACCACCTACAAGTAATGCAAGAATATCACCAAGAAATTTAATAACTGGTTTGAATCCTGCTTCGATTGCTTGAGTAGTTTTTTCAATTCCAAGAACCAATTCTTGTGCCTTTGGACCGAGAGCATCAAGAGCTGTAGTTTGTGCTTTTGCTTCCGCTGTTTGTTCATCTTGTTGCTTACCTTGAGATGTTGCAACAGCAGCACCAGGACTGTTTGGACCTAAAAATTTACCAATAACATCTGTTAATGCATCAAGTTGAAATTCCATTGCTGGACCACCATTTGCATACTTTGAAGATACTTGACGTTGAGCATCGGCTTGAATTTGTGCAAGTTCTTTTAGTTCTTCAGGAGAAGCACGTTGTCCCTTTCGAATAATTTCACCAGCACGTTGTCCTTCTTTACCAAGTCCTAATGCTCCAAGTACGCCTTGAATTTTTGCAGCATCTGTATATCGTTCTTTTGCTTTACCACCAGTAATTTCAGCTAATGATTCAACCAACTTCTTTGATTGTTCAACAGTTAAGCCATCCAATGCTAATTGTTGAACTTGAAGTTGCATACCTTTAATGAGGTTAATACGTTGTGCAGAACTTACCTTGTACATCTCTGCTTGAACGTTTGAATTATTAAGTAAGTCTTCATTCATTTGAGTAAATTGTTCAGCTGTTACACCAAGTGTACGATTCATTTTTTTAAATAAATCTACTTGATTTTCTTGAAACCCAGCATATTCTGCTTGATTTGCGGAAAGTGTTCTAAATGTATTAAATGAACTGGCTTGAAGTTTTGCACCTTCTGCAAGATTGCCTGTCCACATTAACAGATCTGATGCACTCTTATCTAAAGTTTTGTTAAACTCATCAAATGAAGTACCCGAAGAATGCAATGCTTGAATATTTTGATTTTGTAATTTGATTAACTCTTCAGAAGACATACCAGCCAATGCAGCTTGGACAGGAGTAGCTAACGTTACTTCAGTACCATATTTTTGAGCTGCTTCTGCAGCTTTTAGTAATTCAATACCAACAGCTGCAGCTAATGCTCCAAGTATTTCTGCTGCCTTTCCAGCCTTTGACCATGTTTCTTCAAATGAATGCATATCAGCAGCAAATTGTGCTGTACTCTTTGAAAGTTCCGCTGCATTCTTTTTTAATGTCTCGCCATTATCTCTTACGGCTTGATCAAACTCTGCAGCTGTAATACCATACTTGTGTTGAGCTTGATCACTAAGGTCAGCATATTCTTTAGCACTACTTGCAAATGATCCGGCTGCGTTAGCCATTTTAGTAATAGCTTCAACATTTTTTAAGCTTGCTTTAATTTGAAGCTTAACAACATCCTCATAATCTTTAAGAGGTTCTATAATTCCTGAATCAATAGCATCCTTTAAATATTTGTTCAGTTTCTTTGGAAGTGCAACGTCTAACTGCTTTGCAGAAAAATCTTGAATTGAATTCTTAAAATACATTCCAGCAAGCTGTGTATACTTTCCAAGATCCTGAATGTTCTTCTTTTGATCTTTAATTAAAAACTTAACTGTATCAGTATTTGATTGAAGTGTTTTATTAAGCAGTGTATTTGATGCATATAGTTTAACACCATCTTTAGTTGGATCGCCTCTCATTATAGGAGCACCTGGACGACCACTACCACCAGCTGTAGATCCTCCGGATCCTAAAACACCTGGACGACCACCAGTTGAACCAAACATATCTGTCGTTATCTGTTCAATTAGATTAATCAATAACGTTAGGTTTTGGTTTAAGACAACTATTTCGGAACTGGAGGACATGTATAACCCTTAATTTAGAGGTTTGGTTTTATGAATTATTTATGGAGAGGGATATGGTGAAAATACGTGTAGGAACACGAGCATAAATATTATCAGACAACACCCATAGGATAAAATATATGTCAGACAATCCACTTCTTGCAAGAATTCGTATACCAGGTGAAACGTTTCGTCTACCTTCAGGTGGGCTATTTTACGAACCAGGTATCCTATCAGAAAAAGTTTCTGATGGTGAAGTTTATATCTATCCAATGACAACAATTGATGAGATTGCATTAAAGACACCTGACCTATTATTCAGTGGTCAAGCTGTTATGCAAGTATTCCAACGTTGTATTCCTGATATCTTGCAAGTAGGTAAGATGCTTGCAAAGGACGTAGATTTTCTATTAATTTGTTTGCGTAAGATCTCTCTTGGTCCACAAATGGAACTTACATATACTCATACGTGCGAGAAGGCAAAGGAACATTCCTACATTGTGAACGTTGATGAGTTTATTAAAAAATCAAAACGTATTGATCCAAACAATGTGGCAAGAGACTTTCATATGACGCTCTCTAATGGACAGGCAATCCAAGTTCAGCCTATCTCTTTTGAAAGTTATGTTGCATTGATGCAATCAAGCGAAAATGATGTTGATCCAGTAAAGTTAATGAAGCGTTTGGTTTTTTCTATTTCCAAAATTATTAAGAGTGTTGATGGAGATACAGATCAAAACCATATTCAAGAATGGCTCTCTGCAATTCCTCCAATGTTAATGAAACAAGTAACGAATTCTATCGAGAAGACGACAGAGTGGGGACCTGACTTTATGACAACTATGAAATGCAAAGACTGCGGACTGGAGGTTCAGGTGCAAGCACCGCTTAATCCGCTCGCTTTTTTTACCTAACGTACAAGTATGGGACTCGTGAAAAACTTGGAGAATTAACTACTCGTCTTTCACAAGAGGCATCAAACATAGTTAAGCACGTAATAGAACTTGTCTATTTTATGAGAGGTGCAATTACGTACGAAGAAATGATGAGGCGCTCACCAGGTGAGCGCCAATTGATGAGTGATTTTATTAAGGCAAGACTTGAAGCAGAGAAAGGTAGTCCACACCCAACGTATTAAGACTCGCTCTTACAACGACACTTCTTTTCACCACAACCAATGCATACTTTTAGTCTATAGTGTCGGTCAAGTATCTTTCCAGCAGCGATTGTGTTTGGGATCGGTTGGTTAAACATATGGGAACCGTCGAAGTTCATATCTTCTCCAGTTGTTCTTGGTTTTCGCTTCTTTTTAAATCGTTTGGTACGCATCTCTCCACCATTTTGGTATTTGCATATACGTCATCTTATAGAGATAAGCAAAGGACGCATCTAAAATATAGACGTGTCCCCAATCTTCCTTACTACGGACAACACGTCCACCACCTTGGATAATATTGATCAATGCTTGACGTTGATACCACTCTGACGAGAGTTCCATTCTACGCTTGATCCACTGATCCCCAAGGTTTCCAAACGGTACTTTTGCGAAGATCGCAAACCGACCCAAGTCTTCCTTAAGGTCAAGTCCTTCAGTGGAAGAAGGTGATATAAGTACTCGTGGTTTCACATCGTTAGTGAATGCTTCAATCACATTATTACGCTCGTGTCCACTATCAGGATTATGGTGGTAGATATTGTGAGAGATTTTTGCATTACGAAATTCACGTACCAACCAATCAGCAATCTTGAAGTTTCCAGTATGGATAACACCAGTCTCATCCTTATGAGATTCAAGGATCTTGATAATACCATCAGCCATACGATGGCGATCATTTGCAAGTTCAGGTGCATTCCAACCAGCGTTCATCTTCATCGTAGGAAGATAATAGACAGGACGATTCTCTGGCGGAAAGTCAGAGTCCAAAGATAAGAATGCAGACTCTTCAGGAGGAATCCCAAGGTCAGAGCAGAATCCTTTCTGATTCAGAATGGTGGAAGACATAAAGAGGAACTTATCAGCCTTTGGTTTAACGAGGCGGTCGAATGTATATGCTCCATACAATCGCTTAAATTGGAAGGAGAGTGGCTCATGTACGAGGACAAAGTTATCGTTTACTGATTCAACTTCACGCGAGACCATAATTGATGCCTCGTCAATGTGATCAGCAAGTGCATCAAACTCTTGCAACTTCTTAACTTCAGCATTGGTAAGTCTACCGCCATCTTCAGCCTTATACTGAATCTCTTCGCATTCCTGCTCCATCTTTGTCATAACTTCACGCATTGGTGGCAGATAGGAATCGCGCATCCAAGTAAGTGCATCGTTAATTGTTTTTTGCAAATGGAAGCGAACGTTATACTTCTTGCAACGCCATTCAGCGATCTTCAATGCATCAAAATCAATCAGGTGATTCTCAAGTGTATGGCACTCATCCATTACAATAAGTTGACGCTTAACAAATGTTTTTTGTCCATATGCAAATTGCAGAAGTGCAAGTTTGTAATTAAGGACTGTGTTGGTGGCAAGTACTGCTCTGCGCTTTGCAGATGCAAACGGACATCCAGTGCAAGGTGGCTTAACAACTGAACCAACATCGCAGGTGGTATTCTTTTCGTTGCAAGGATAATTTGACTTGCCATAAAAGGAAGCCAAATTTACTCTACCGTTCTCCTTAAACGACTCTTCGTATTGAGCCTGAAGGATACGTTGTGGAGTTAAGATGTAGGACTTACGTAGAGTTGCAAATTCGTCATTTGGATCCACAGGAGGTGTGCTCTTTGCGAGGTACTGCTGATATGCAATACCAATATTCGATTTACCAGAA